CCTGCCAATAAGATTGTTCCGACTAGGGGTCTTAGAGGTGGTGCTAAACCACGCATTCCATCTATCCGTGGTGGACTGCGAATGGGCAGGTTCAATGCCATTGCCACCACAGCACTGACTGGGGTTGATTATGGACTGAGACGGGCAGAGGGTCAAACCCAAACCCAGGCAGTCAGTGGTGCACTTAGTACAACAGCAGGTGGTTTGGCAGGTTTTGCCGCTGGTGCCAAAGGCGGTGCTCTACTTGGCGGTTCTATTGGTGCATTTTTTGGTGGAGTTGGTGCTGCCCCTGGTGCTGCTATTGGTGGTCTTTTAGGTGGTTTACTTGGTAGTTTTGGTGGTGCAAACTTGGGTGCCGCTATTTCTGACAAGGTAACAGGAGCAGATCAACGGAGAAAGGTAGAGGAAAAGAAATCAAGACTTTCTGCGAGGACGAGTAAATTTGGTCGTACTGTTGAAGAATTTGATAATGCCTTAGATCGCTTTGATCTACTTACGAAGAAGAAAATTTACTTCATTGATGATGAGTACAATATTGATGTTGATGTAGATGGTGATGACGGTCCTCTTGATCCTCGGAAACCACGTCCACGTGGACCAAGACCTGGGGGACCAAAACCCGTCAAACTAGAGAAACCAGATAACATCTTTGAGGCAGAGATCCCTGGTGTATCTGAGGAACACAAGGATGGGCGGAAGTTTAGGTATTCACGTGACTATGTTCCCACTGGACTTGACTACAGTGAGATTCCCAGCACACCTAGTAACAAGGTGGTGCCAGTTGATAACCTGCCTATACTTGTCAGACCATTCACTGAGAAGTTTGACCTTGAGAAAGGTAAGGATGAACGACAACAAATTGACACTCCTTATGGTTTACTAGTCCGTAAACCAGCAACGTTGTTTGCTCCGGCAGGTTTTCAGTTCCTGAACCGGGATGCTACAGAAGACAAGCGGTTCAGAACAGAGCAAACAATCAAGTCTGCACCTGTGCAGGCAGTTGGTGGAGCGACTGGATTTTTCAGTTTTCTTAGCGTATTCAGAGGTCTTAGGGGTCGTAGATCAACTACTAGGACAAAGAGCAACACGGAGGTGTTGGGTAAGGATGCAAAACCTACTCAACCACCTACGACTGCTCCTCCACGATCAGTCAAACAACGTACACGTGTTCGTCAGACAAACGTAAATCCAATCAAGAAAAAGCAATCCGAAGTCATAAAAGGTAATCTCAGAGATGACGGAGAACTTACCTTTTCTAACCTTCCGGCAGACCAATTGGAGAAATTTGAAAAACTGTTCCAGATGTCAACTACCTCAGCATCTGGCGGTACCAACTTCAATGCGATGCTTCTTCCTTTGCTTGCCGGTGCCGCTGCTTTGGGAACACAGCAGGGGCAGGGATCTCAACAGATGCCATTCATGGTGTCTCCACCAGCATCTGAGAGTGTCATTACACCAGAAACTTCCATGCCTTACTCTAAATACCTTGAGTACGAATCTTATATGAAGGTCTGGAAATGAAGTGGTTGAACGGCTATCAAGCTAAGACACTAAATGTATTTCCAGAAGGCAAAGAACCCTTTTCCTTGATTGGTCAGTTTCAGGGTCTTAGGTATGAGGAGGGAGTTGGTAGGACTCTAAAGGTCACTATCATGATTGCCGACACCTTTGGGTTGTCGCAAGCATTACCCATTAGAGCTGGCAATAAGGTTGAGCTTTCATTTACTCACCCTAGTGTCAAAGAACCATTCGAGTTCACTTCTAAGAAGAAGAATGAGTTGCTGATTGCAAATATCGCCAGTGAGATGGGCAACTCCAAGCGACACATGTATATCTTGGAGTGTGTTACCAAGACAACCATGTCTAACTTGACTACTAGGGTAATCAAGAGATATAAGGGCAAGATTACTGATAGTGTTGAGAAGGTTCTAAAAGATGTGCTGGAGGTTGATCCTAGTAGGATTGATATCCCACATCCTGCCATGAATGAATATACATTCACTGGTAACTACAATCCACCACTGAAGCAGATCAGCAGACTGGCATCTAAGTGTGTTGGTGAGCAGAAGGGCAAGTCATCTGCCGAGAGTGGTAGTGCTGGTTATGTCTTATGTGAGAGTGAGCGTAAAGGATATAAGTTCTTCTCTGTCGATAAGGCATTGCAGGAAGAAGCAACACATGGTTACGAGCAACTTGCACACTTTGATTCAACAAAGATCAATAACTTTGCTGCTGTAGATACGCCAAGATTTGTGGAAAGTCATGATATCATCAAAAAGTTGATGGTAGGACAATACAAGTCTGCTAACTGGTACTATAATATTATTGATCGCACTCCACACTTCGTAGAATATAGTTACAAGGATAGTAAACTGGATTCTGCAAACGAAGATCAGTATATCCCCAATGACATTGATGAGAAGTATTCAAGAATCTTTCTAAATGTTCTTGATGTTGGTGCGATGAGTGAGAAGAAGGCAGAACTGAAGACCCCTGCGGAGACCATTGCCTGGCGTCAGGCACATGCAACCGGAAGATTTCAGTCTCTTTTCTCTCAGTCACTGGAGTTGACTGTCCCGATGAACTTGGATTTACAAGTTGGAATGATCATAAAAATGGCATTCCCACTACTAAATAGTGAGTCAACGGGCATGAACCCCTCATCCGGTAACTACATGGTCGCTAAACTCGCCCATGTATTCGGGGACCCCCGTGGTGATGTTACCGGACTCTCATTAGTCAGAGATTCTTTCGCATTCTATTCCAAATGAGCGAATTCATTGACAAGGACGGGAAAGAGCACGTCAATCACGGCATGCTTGAGTACACACAAGACGATCTCAAAATGCACGGTTTCATGGATAAGCATGAAGGTGAGGAAGATGATGGGTGGAAAGCACGTCATCGTGACCAAGTTTTAGAAAAGTATTGCGATAACCATCCCGATGCTCTCGAATGCCGTGTATATGACGAGTGATGATTGACGACCGGGGCATTGAATCTAAATTTGCAGGACGTGACGGGTTTCACTGGTTCATTGGCCAGGTTCCTGTTGATCCTGCATGGAGAGAATTTCCTGGCGACAAACAATCACGTAAGTATGGTTATCGCGTCAAGGTAAGAGTTCTAGGCAAACATCCAGACACAGATGATGTCAAGGATGAAGAGTTGCCATGGGCACACATCCTGGTCCCTGCTAGTCAGGGTGCAGGTGTGAACTATGCTGGTGTTAGTAACTTCATCCAGGGTGGAGAAACTGTTATTGGTTTCTATGCTGACGGTGAAGATGCTCAACAACCAATCATTCTTGGCGCTTTATACCAACATTCTCTGATCAAGGATGTACTGAAGTGGGATGATGTTCTAGAAAAAGGAACATCTGGATTCTCAGCGATCACAGTTGATTCTGTGTTAGAGACTGGTGGTTCAGAGACTGCTCTGGGTGCCAGTGTCCGTCCTACACACAAACTCAGACCTGCTGAGGTTGGCAGTATTCCTAATAATGATCAAGAGATTGATGATAATGATGGCAAACCAATACAGACGACTGCCCGTCACATTTTAGACAAACCTGTTGAGATCAGGAAAGCAGTCAAATGTGATGTTCCCAAGTCTGCTATGGGTGACGTTGCAAAGACCATGTCGTCTTTCATTGAAGTCATCAAAGGTCTTGAGGAGACTAAAGAAGGATTCATTGACCCTATCCTGAATAGGGCGGTGAACATTGATAAGATTATTGATGAGGCATCTGCCAGAATCTCTGGCAACATGAGTGGTTTCATCAGACGAGCACGCTCAGACCTGTTTGCAAACATTGATGAGGAAGTCGGTAAGGCACTGACCTTCCTGTCTCCAGATAATCTGATCAAGAAAATTGAACTAAAGAAGCAGAAGGACATTGCCTACTGCTTGATGGAGAACGTTATCAACGGTCTCCGTGACATGATCGGTGGATTCCTGAAAGGAATGCTTGGCAAGATCATCAACTTCCCACTCTGCGCGGCGGAACAGTTTTTGGGTGGTTTGATCTCCAAGATTACTGACACGATCCAGGGTGTTCTTGGTCCGGTGATGGGTGCTATTGGATCATTGGCAGGTATCGCTCTGCCTAACTTCAGCGATATTATGAACAAAGCAACCGGTGCACTTCAGGCAGGTCTGAAGTTGATGAAGTGTGAAGGATCTGAGTGTGATCCCCAACCCTTCGACTGGGCAGCAAACGTTGGACCTGATCCGAAGAAGGTTCTGGACCTGAAGCGTATGTTGGACGTGGGTGGTTTGATTGATGGTATTGATAAGGGCGTAGAAGGTTTCCTTGAGGATACTTTCCCATTCATTGGACAAGCGAAGGGAATCGCTGATTCCATCACTGGTTCTGTTGGGCAGGTTGCTGGTGTTGTTGACACCATCCAAGGAACCGTGGAGCGAGTCGGTAGTGCTGGTAAGATCCTGGGTGGTGTAACTGCTGAACTGGCAGGTGGTTGTAATACCAGTGCATTTGAGTGTGGACCACCAAGCATCGAGATCTTCGGTGGTGGTGGAATTGGTGCTGCTGCTAAGGCAGTGGTCAATTCAGTTGGTGAAGTTGTCGGTGCAAATATGGAAGATCTTGGGTTAGGATTCGAGGATGTACCATTTGTTTCTATTGTCGATCGTTGTAATAACGGTCGGGGTGCTACAGGCACCGCTGTCATCGAAGACGGTAAAGTTACTAACATTATTATTACTAACCCTGGTTCTGGGTATCTTGGTGGGGGAACTGTCACTGTCGATACACTTACGCCTACAGGGGTGGATTCTGATGGCAATGTGATTCAGGAAGTAGTCCAGACTGAAACGCAAAGACCTGGTGGATCTGCTGATGGTGAACAAGTAATTGGACAGGTTGAGGGCATTCAAGTCATCAATACTGGTAATGATTATGAGGAAGGTGATACTATTGTCACCAGTAATGGTGGTGTATTGACTCCAATTATTGAAAATGGTAGAATTCTAGGTGCAACAGGTGTCGTAGACGTTGGTCTCGACAGAATTCCTGCACTGAAAATCAAGTCTAAGACTGGTTTTGGTGCATATATTCGACCCATAACTAAGTTTACGAAGATTGAGCAGTATGAGAAACCTCTGCTGCCGACCGCTCAGGTCATCACTGTCATTGACTGCCCGAAAGGTTACTAATGTCTAAGTCACCCCCATATATCATCAACCATCCTGAGGATGGTTCTTTCCGTATTGGTAGGGAAGAAGATGGCAAGGCAGTGCGGAAGGCACAAGTCTGTGCTGTTGCTGGATCTGCTGCATCCTTGCGGATCTTCGAGGATGGTGGGTGGGAACTACGTGCCACTGAAAACGACCAAGGTTCCAACATCATTCAAACTGGTGCTGGTCCCATCAATATCAAGTCTGATGGTGATGTCAACATCGACTGCAAGGGAACGTTTTCGGTGATGGCAAAGGACATCATCATGAAAGCAACTGATGCAAAGATTGGTGACATCTTCTTGCATGCCGAGCATGACATTCATTTGCAGGGCAAAAACTTTGCTAAATTGATCGGGCACAACACCACGGTCACTGCTAATGACAAGTTGATTACGAATTCAAAAGGTTTCAACTTTATTATTGGAGACATGGTTCGTATCCATGAACCACAGTCTAAACTCATTCCTGGTCCACTCGGGGACTACATCAACTCTCTCGTAGAATAATGGCAGGCATTAGAGACATTGAGACCGGCAAGGTCTACATCGGCAGAGAAATCCCAGCGAAACTGGATACTGCTGCTGACACCTTGGACGGTGATGCACCCTTCAATGGCACGTTGGTTGCTACTGGACCTGTTATAGCAGGGAAGCATTCCGGATATGCTAAAGCAACTGTAAATATTGGGACGGACATCGATAAGTTCAAGTCTGGTGTCAGTGGCAGAGCACTCCAGGTTGACGGCGATGTTGAGGTCATCGGTGAAGAAGCAGTAAACGCTGTATACATCGACGGTGATGTATATGTTACGGGTGCAGTTGACTGTTTGAACAAGGGAAGACTGGCATCCAGGTTCTCTACAGCAGACTCTCTGGGTAAGACATTCGATATCCAGCACCCCACTCAGGAAGGTCGCAGACTTCGCTACGCATGTATCGAGGGACCGGAAGTCGCCGTGTATCACCGTGGCAGACTGACTGGTAGCAATGAGATCACCCTGCCTGAATACTGGGTGAACCTGGTGCATGAAAACAGCATCACAGTTTCTATTACATGTATTGGTTCACAACAGGACATCATTGTCACAGACTTTGATAATGTCCGTGTTGTGCTGAAGCATGTTGGTGGCAACGCTTCTGGTGCAGATATCGACTGTTTTTACCATGTTTGCGGTGAGAGGAAGGATATCAACCCCCTCATCACCGATTACGAAGGCAAAACTTGGGAAGATTATCCTGATCCCAACGTGTTTATGGCACCCGATGATGAAGAACGGAACATTTTGGATGAACGTTATCGCGGACCACAGAACACAATTACAAAATAGTATGCTATAATAGAAGAAATATCATATTTTAGATGACAACAATTGAATTTCGAGGAAAAGTAACTGTTGACGGGATCATTGATCTCCCTGAGGAGTGGTATGGCAAAGTGGATGAAAATAACATCCACGTTCAACTGACCCCAAACTCTTGCTTCCAGGAATTGTTTGTGGAGTCAATCCCTTATGGTAGAACTGTAAAGGTTCGTAATCAAGGCGGCGGCAAAATCGACGCATTTTTTACTGTTACAGCGGTGTTGACAACAGAAGACTGAAGAAGTATAATAATAGAGTTCCAGCATAGGACGCTTATGTTTGATTCCGAGCACGTGACTAAGATCGAAGTCAACGTTCCTGCTCGAAAGTTTACAATCCACGGGTCTGATGGGGCGATCAGAGAACTGGAATGTCCAGAAACTGAACAATTTATGAATGTCTGGGAGGTAGCACAGCTAGCGGTCGAGATTGATGATGAAATCGAGATGACTAGTTGCATTTGACCTGGTCCAGGTACTGTTCCTAAATAATCTGAAGGAATGGTGTCTGGACTCATAGGTAATGCCTCTCAGTAGACTTGAAAACTTCCTGAAGAATATTCAGGGCAATGTCATCTACGTCAATCCAGAAGAACTGGATGCCACGGATGATATTAGTAACACGGGTAATTCGAGAACCCGTCCGTTCAAGACTATCCAGCGGGCTCTTATTGAGTCCGCTAGATTTTCTTACCAACTAGGTAAGAACAACGACAAGTTTGACAAGACTACGATTGTAGTTTCGCCTGGTGTTCACTATATTGATAACCGTCCTGGTTATCAGATTGACACCTCAGGTACTGTCACTGACGTAAGCGGTGGTTCGCAAAGCATCGCTGAACTTGGTGTCGGTGCCAACTTCAACATTCAAGACTCCAACAACGTACTGTACCACTTCAACAGTGCGAATGGTGGTGTCATCATGCCACGTGGTACTTCAATCTGTGGTTCTGATCTACGTAAGACAAAGATTAGACCAAAGTATGTACCAGATCCACTAAACAACAGCATTCCTTCCACCGCACTGTTCCGTGTAACTGGCGGTTGTTACTTCCGGGAGTTTACTCTGTTTGATGGTGATCCTGCTGACAGGATCTATAAAGATTACACCACAAACGTCTACGCTCCTACCTATTCTCACCACAAACTCACCTGCTTTGAGTATGCAGATGGTGTGAATAAGATGGATGGTAAGGGTCTGACCGACCTTGACATGTATTATGCCAAGTTGACTCTGGCATATGGTAATGCATCTGGTCGTGCGATCCCCACTTATCCTACTAACGACGACTTTGAGCAAGTTGTTGATGAATCTCGGATTGTTGGTGCCATCTCTAACGTTGGTGCGATCCAGATTCAGGATATTTACTCTGGTGTCAACTCTTCTGACCCCACTGCGACCACTATTGTAACTGTCCGTACCAGTGAGACACACGGTCTTACTGTTGCTACACCTATCAACATCAAGGGTGTTGCTGGCAATAGCAATGTCAATGGCACTGAATATGACGGTGTGCATGTTGTTTCTCAGGTTCTGAGCGACACACTGTTCACTTATTCTGTAACTACTGCCCCTGCAACTACTGCTACTCCTAACCTTAGTGGTCTTTCTCCCACTGTCACGGTTGAGAGTGACACTGTTACTAGTGCATCCCCCTATATTTTCAACTGCTCTCTCCGTTCTGTCTTTGGCATCAACGGTCTGCATGCTGATGGTAGCAAGGCAACTGGATTCAAATCCATGGTGCTTGCACAGTTCACGGGTGTGTCCCTGAACAAAGATGACAATGCATTTGTAAAATATAATGTAACCAGTGGTGTTTATGAAGATCAGGCAACACTAGGAACTAGCACCATCCTGCACACGGATGGCATGGCACGCCATAAACCTGATTGGCAGAACTTCCATATCAAGGCATCCAACAACGCACAACTTCAGTTGGTGTCTGTGTTTGCCGTGGGTTGTGGACACCACTTCATCAATGAGTCTGGTTCTGACTCCTCCATCACCAACTCTAACTCCAACTTTGGTGCGTGCGCCCTGTTGTGTGACGGTTTCAAGGATGATGCATTCCAGAAAGATGACCAAGGTTACATCACTGGCATCCTTCCTACCCAAAAGAACTTTGGTAAAGAGACTACATTCAACTGGTTGAAACTGGATGTAGATGATACTGCTGCTGCGGCAGATACGAAACTGTATCTGCGTGACTTCAAGCAACGTGATGATGTTCCCATCGTTACTGCATCAAAATACTTTGTTGGTAACAAAGTTGGTGACCTCCTGCAACTGAACATCAACGGTCAGGTCACCTCTGCTGAGATCATGATGACTGTGCCAAATGGCACAACTGCTGCAAGTGGTAAGAAGGAGTTCCTGGTTGGACGTGCTTCTGGTATCAGCAGCATCTCCAGTGACATCCTGACACTGCAATGCCCTAATCAGACTCACAACCTGTTCACTGGTGAATCTATCTGCTTCTATGCTGATAATGGTGCACTTCCTGATGGTATTGATTACAACCGGAAGTATTATGTAATCGCTAACCCGGTTGCAAATGAGAACGATAAGATCAAGATTGCAACCAGTAAGGACAATGCCCTTGCTAATGTTCCTCTCACTGGTATCAACAATGCTGGTGGTCAACTGAGAGTTGTCTCTCGCGTTATTGACAAAGAACCCGGAGATCCGGGTCACCCCATTCAGTATGATGCTACTGGTTGGTATGTGAATGTCAAGACTGGCAACACATTACACGATAAGGTCAAGGTCAACCAGTCCTCCATCAGTCCTGAGACTCCTGCAACCTTCATCACTCGTAAGATTGATGACCGCCAGGACATCGAAGCAATCTACCGTCTGCGGTATGTGTTGCCTGATGGTTCTGCTATTGCAGCACCTCCACAGAATGGTTATACCATTCAAGATAGTGGCACAGTCATTGATGACACCAACTTCCAGAACGAGAATAATGTTCTGAGCAGTGATCTGGATCTCCGGACCCAGACTTATATTACTAATGCTTCATGGAATGGCAACATTGGTTTCATTACCTGCCGCCATCCTCACCGCCTGCATCATGGTCAGTTGATTCAGATCAACAGACTGCGTTCCGAGAATAACGTCCATGGCGAAGCAAACTCAGGTTATAACGGTCTGCACTATGTTTCGCAGATCATTGATAAGAAGTCTTTCCGAATCGGTATCAACACGGATCCGGGCGGCATTACTACCATCTCCACGGGTATTCCTTACACGACTCATGATAACAGTGTCGTTGGTTCTGGTCGCACGTTCTCTCCTTACTTTGTAAGGAAAGAGTATGGTAATGCCTACCAGATCTTCAACCATGAGGTAGTCCAGGAGCACAAACCTGGTGTTCAGGATGGTGTGTATGACCTCACCATGCTGGGTTACCACGCCACTCCTGACCTGGCACCATTCAACATTGACAGGAACAGGTTCCCTCAAAACATCAACTATCTGAAACCATTTGTTGATGTTGATGCTGTTGTAGATGATCCTCTGGATGCTCAATCTTATGCTGTCCGTGATGACATTGGACATGTTGAGAGCAGCAATCCTGAGCACAGCATCACCAAGGAATCAACTTATAAGTTGATTGATGACATGGGTATCGGTAAGAAAATTACCGATGCAACTGTCTCTGGTGCCACAGTAACACTGAATACTGAGGTTGACCATGGACTGAATGGCATTCTTCAGTTTGGTTCTCTGGTTGGTGGTGCTGGTTTCGGTGTCAACACCAATGCTGGTGAGTATTACTTTGGTTGCCACTTTACTGGTGGTAGTGGTGAAGGTGCTACCGCTGATGTTGTTGTCAACGCTGCTGGCAATATCTCTGAAGTCACCCTGGTTGACCGTGGATCGGGTTATGCTGTTGGTGACACCCTGACCCTTGCGGGTTGTCCTAAGTATGATCCAGGTGGTGCTAACTCCACCATCAGCGTCACTGAGATCAGCAACGTTGTCGGTGATATTGTCCAGGTTGTGGGCGTGGGTAGCACCGGTTTCAACGGTCTGCATCGCATCACCCAGGTCACTGATCCTAAGAACCTGCTTTACACCGCTGGTGGAGTCTCTGTAGCATCTACAGGTGGTTTTATCTACCACGTTGGTGTTACCACTTCTATCACCAACATTGTTCACAATGCGACGACGAAGATCGCAACCGTGACAATGAACACGGACATTGGTCTGAGACGTGGTGATCAGATTGTTATCAATGGTGCTAATACTGAATACAATGGCACCTGGTCCATTCAGGATCGTATTGGTTATGGATCATCACTGAGTGTCCTGATTGATTCTGATACTGCTCCTACATTCTCTGGTGCTGGTGCATATGCACACGGTAACGGTATCAACTTCCGTGCCAATGGTCAAACTATCCCCATCTATGATGGTGCAATCAGTGAGATCAGTG